CTCAAGCCACATAACTACATCAAGTTCATGTATGGGCACATGCTTGAGGAGTTTGTACTGTTCCTTACTAGGATGTCAGGACACACCGTAGAGGACGAACAGAAAGCCTGTGAAGTCGAGGGTGTCAGGGGTTCTATGGATGCCCGTATAGACGGTCGCTTGGTTGATATCAAGTCTACGTCAACCTACGGCTTCAAGAAGTTCAAGGACGCTACGTTGGCCTTTGATGATCCGTTTGGGTATGTGGCTCAGTTAAAAGCCTATGCTCACTCTGAGGGGGACACAAAGTACGGATGGGTTGCCATTGACAAGCAGTATGGGCACTTGTGTTACCTTGAGTATGACGAGGAGGACACACAAGCTCCTGTACACTCTGTCATTAGTTATGACATTGCAGAGCGAGTGCGTCATGTAAAAAAGCTAGTGGAGCTACCGGAGCCACCGGGATTATGTTACGAGCCTGTGGACGATGGGAAATCTGGAAACAAAAAGCTCACTACGGGTTGCTCGTATTGCGGCTACAAGCTCCACTGCTACCCATCCTTAAGAGGATTTCTTTATTCTACTGGTATAAGGTTTTTAACCGATGTTAAGAACGAGCCTAAAGTTCAAGAAATCAATCTGGAGACTCCTCATGGCAAAGTCTAAGGGGAGGCCTCCTAAGGGCTACGACAGTTGGTTTGAGTACGAACTGCACGTAGGTGTTCTAAAGGACTGTGACTATCACACTACGTCACGGTCTTACGTACAGGAAAAAGAGTACGAACCAGATTTTATAGTAGGTACGTACTTAATAGAAGCTAAAGGACGCTTCAGGGACTCTGAGGAAGCTCGTAAGTATATCGACATCCGCAGTAGTCTTTGGGCTGAAGAAGAACTTGTGTTTGTGTTTTATCACCCAGACACACCTATGCCAAGAGCAAGGAGAAGGAAAGATGGTACTAGATTCACAATGGCTGAATGGGCTGACAAAAACGGTTTTCGGTACTACACTGTCGAGACCATTACTGAACTTCTTAAGGAAGCGGAAGTATGCTAACCTTTGCCGACGTGTGTGACCGTTTAAAACAACAGGACGAGATCAGTGTCTTAGAGGTGCTTGAGATCACCTCTGAGGAACTGGTTGATAGGTTCAACGATAAGATTGAGGAGAAACTCGATTACTTTATCGAGGACTTGGAGGATGAGTAGGAGGTTTGACGATTTGAGCGATTTACATGAGATGGCTAGGAATCATCAATGTGGTGGATCACATTACACAGACAAAAAGATACAGCCTTGGGATGCTATGGAATGTTGGATGACAGAAGAGCAGTTCAAAGGATTTATTTTAGGGAATGTTATCAAGTATATGGCAAGGTTTCAAGAGAAGGGTGGTAGATTAGACCTGCAAAAAGCAAAACATTACCTAGACAAACTGATAGAAATGTGGTAAAATAGTAGGTTCGCCCAATTACTTTATGAGGTACAAAAAATCAATGACAAACTACCTAGGGATAACGATAGACTATGAAAGAGATACTAGACTTAGTGAACAAGCAGATACGCTCATGCGTGACTACTATATGCTCGACCATGAGAGTTCCCCTCAGGAGGCTTTTGCTCGTGCTAGTGTGGCCTATTGTGGCGGTGATCTCGATCTTGGACAAAGGATTTACGATTACGCTTCAAAAGGTTGGTTTATGTTTGCGTCGCCTGTCTTATCGAACGCGCCTGACGGAGACGGAGGCAACCGTGGCCTTCCTATTTCTTGTTTCCTTACTTACGTGGGGGATAATCTTGATAGCCTTATTGACCATAATGGTGAAGTAGCATGGCTTTCCGTCAAAGGTGGAGGCGTAGGAGGGCACTGGTCAGACGTGCGAGGCGTGTCAGACAAGGCTCCCGGCCCAATACCATTCATGAAAGTAGTGGACAGTCAGATGACTGCCTACAAACAAGGGAAGACACGGAAGGGAAGCTATGCGGCTTACCTAGATGTAAGTCATCCTGATATTGAGGAGTTTATCTCCTTTAAAGTACCCACTGGCGGTGATATTAATCGCAAGTGTTTTAATTTGTTCAACGCAGTCAATATGACTGATGATTTTATGGAGAGTGTAATAAATGATACAGAGTGGCAACTTAGAGACCCAAATACAGGAATTGCAAGAAATACAGTCAAAGCTCGTGAACTGTGGCAACGAATCCTTGAAGCTAGGTTCAGAACTGGCAGTCCTTATATTAACTTTATCGACACAGCCAGAAGGCACTTACCGGAAGCTCAAAGAAAACTTGGACTCACAATTAACGGTAGCAATCTCTGCAATGAAATCCATCTCGCAACAAGTGAAGAACGCACAGCAGTCTGTTGCCTCTCCTCAGTCAACCTCGAAAGATACGACGATTGGAAAACAACAGGAATGGTTGGAGACCTTATCCGATTCTTGGATAACGTCTTGCAATACTTTATTGACAACGCACCAGAAGAACTTGGAAAAGCTGTCTACTCAGCTTACAGAGAGCGTTCAGTCGGCCTTGGAGAAATGGGGTTCCACGGATACCTCCAAAGCAAAGGTATAGCTTGGGAATCATGGCAAGCCGCAAGTGAAAACCACAGAATCTTCAAAGACATCAAGTCTCAGGCTACAGAAGCTACCTATCAACTCGCTGTGGAACGTGGTGAATGTCCTGATGGAGTGGGTACTGGTGTTAGAAATATGCATCTGTTGGCTATTGCTCCTAACGCTAATAGCAGTATCCTATGTGGGTGCTCTGCTAGTATTGAACCCCGTATATCTAATTGCTATGTGCATCGTACTCGTGCCGGTAGCCATACTGTACGCAATCCGTATCTGGAGGAGGTTTTAGAATCTTATGGTAAGAACACCAAGAAAGTATGGGCATCAATCATTGAAAGTGAAGGCTCTGTTCAGCATTTGGAGTTCCTTAGCAACGGACAAAAAGACACGTTTAAGACGGCGTTTGAATTGGATCAGACGTGGGTTGTTGAACATGCCGCCAAGCGACAGGAGTTTATCTGCCAAGGCCAAAGCGTCAACGTATTCTTCCCGTCTGGGACTGACAAGACCGTTGTTAACCAAGTGCATCTCAAGGCGTGGAAAGAAGGCCTCAAGGGGCTATACTATCTACGAACTACGTCTGGCGTTACAGCCGAAAAAGTTGGGACTAAGGTTAACAGGAATGCCCTTAAAGACTTTGTAGATGAGGAGGTATGTGTGTCGTGTCAGGGTTAAAGGCTGTCTTTATCAGTGACGTTCATTTAGGAACTAAGCAGTGTAAAGCTAAAGCATTGCTTGAGTTCCTAAGCACCCTAAAGTGTGACTATCTGTTCCTTGTGGGGGATATCATCGATGGTTGGGCATTACGTAGGAAACACTACTGGCCTAAAAGTCACACAGAGGTTCTGAGAAGCATTCTAAAGCTCTCTGAGCGATGTAAAGTAATCTACCTACCGGGTAATCATGATGAGTTTGTTAGACCGTTCCTGAAGGAAGACATGAAGCTAGGGAATGTAGAGATTGTCGATAGCTATGTCTTTGAGAATGTCTATGTGTGCCACGGTGATCGATTTGATTTGACCATGAAGATACCTAGGCAAATAATTAACTTGTTCGCACATTTATCTGATGGGGGTAGCTTGACTGATAGAATGTATAAACTTCTTGGCACACAGAAGGTCATTACCAAGTGGGCTAAGACTAAAGGTTACTATAGTGTCTTGACAGGACACACACATTCGCCTAAAATAGTAGATGGATATATGAACTGTGGAGATTGGTGTGAGAACTGCACATACATCGAATACACAAAGGAGGGAGGATGGACACTAAACAAATACTTGAGAGATTAAGAATTATTAAGGACATTGATCCCTTTAACAAAAAATTACTGAATGATTGTGACGCAGTTATCAAAGAACTAATAGAAAGAAACGAATCATTGGAGAAACAACTGAATGAGCTTACTGGAATTAAATACGACCTATAAACCGTTTAAGTATCCGTGGGCAGTTACTTACGCTACGGAGCACGAAAGGATACACTGGATTGAAGATGAATTGGATTTGCAGACCGATGTTAATCATTGGAAGTCGGGAAAACTATCGGAGCAAGAAAAGCACCATATCACCCAGATCTTGCGGCTTTTTACGCAAACAGACGTTGCGGTTGGAACAAACTACTTGGAGTATTATATACCCAAGTTTAAGAACAATGAAATCAGGGCTATGCTCACAGCCTTTGCAAGTCGAGAGTTCATTCACCAAAGAGCCTACGCGCTCTTGAATGATACCTTAGGGTTGCCTGAGGAAGAGTTCACCGCATTTTTAGAATATCAACAAATGGCAGACAAAGTAGAATTTATGGGGGACATAGATGTACATTCCTTGTCAGGAACAGGTCTGGCTATTGCACGATCTGTACTTAATGAAGGGATGTCATTGTTCAGTGCATTCGCCATGTTACTCAACTACCAACGATTCGGCAAGATGCCGGGAATGTGTACGGTTGTGGAGTGGTCAGTCCGGGACGAAAGTCAACACGCAGAAGGTATGGCGAAACTATTTAGGGAATTTTGTGAAGAGCATCCAAGGATCGTGAACGATGACTTTAAGAAAGATATATACGAAATGTTTAGACAAGCTGTCAAACTGGAAGACAAGGTTATTGACCTTGCATATGAGATGGGAGCTTTGGAAGGACTCAGTGCGGGAGAAGTTAAGCAGTACATACGTTACCTTGCAGACAGAAGGCTTATCCAATTGGGTCTCAAGTCAAATTGGAAGGTTAAGGACAATCCTCTCCCGTGGATGGAAGAGTTGATTGGCGGGTCTAGCATCAGTAACTTCTTTGAGAAGCGTGTGACGGATTACAATGCACAGGGCATGACAGGAACTTGGGGGTGGTAATGTTTAGAATCTATGAAGTCTATTGTGAAGATCGTTTTGTCGGTAACTTTAAAGACCTATCAGCAGACGGTGCAATCAATCAAGCATACATGAAATCAGGAAGTGCATCCAAGTATACGGGCAATGCACGTCACATGTATAAAGCCAAGGAGATTTATAGTCGTGGTTACCGCTAGATTTCACAATGTATTCGGGCTGTCTGCAGAGACAGTCCAAAGTCAGCCTGTGTTAGGTTGGAAGGACGGAGAAGACATTGAAGATGCCAATGTGTACTTCTTTGATGGTTTTGTAATCAATATCCCCTTATGTAAAATTATGATAGGGGATATCTACGACATTTTTGAGTAGGGGTTGGGCATGACTCTTTGGCCCTCTTAGGAGGGCTTCTTTTTATTCAATGGTTGGGGCTAGAGGGTCTTTTTCAGTCGTGGGATCATCAACGAGTAATCCGCCTATAGCCGCTGTAGTGGCTCCAATGTTAGCACCGACATCAGCATAGTCCCTTGCTGTGGGGTTCACAGGAGTCCTGAGTTCTTCAGCAATCTCCTGCACTGCTTCAGAAGCGTCAGGCATGTCAACCACAGCGGCAGGTTGCTTCATATTGATTAGGCTCTTAGTGATTGGTGGGGTTGCTACTACAGTCTTTAATGACCCCGGAGCATCAAAACCAAAAAGATCATTAGTGTCGTGAATAATAGCACTCATCTGACCATTTGGCTTAACACGGTAGACAATACCAACACCACCTAACTCAAACGCATCACTGACTTCTGAGGTGGTGATGAAGATGTCTCGCTCATTCTCAGGTAAGTCTTTCTGAGTTGAGTTAGTAATGATACGCATATCATCACGATCACCAATCTTAGCCTCTAATGCCTTGCGTAACTCAGCGTTAGATTTGAAACCTGTCTGCTTAGAGTTAAATGTCACATCGTTGACAATACGATTGACAGGGAACTTTTGACCTTTTGGTAAGCTGTTTCCGAGAGCCACCTTTAGTTGCTCAGGGTCAGTAATCGTTGAAAGCTCAGGATTGTTCTTAAATGCCTGTGTAATTGCGTTTGATTGCTCTACAGACAAAGCCTTGTTTGGTCGAGCCCTAGAAGCTACTTTGTGTGCACGTAGAAACGTCTCCGCTGTGTGAGGCTTTGCTAACGGGAAGATCGTAGGCAATGCCTTAGGTACTTTACCCGCTGATCCTGCTAGTTGGCGTAACTGACCTGATTTTGACGTTTGTGTTGGCTGTCTAGCAACAAGGATTGTCCGTTGCGGATTAGACACACCCTGAGATGCCATAATTGTTCGATAGAATGCCTCTGCATCTTTATCGTCTACACCTTTAGCAAACTTCTTAAACTGATCTACTGAAGCAATTCCTGTGTGCGTAAAGTATTCATTATCGAGCTTTTTCAAGATCGGTTTCAGGTTCTGGAATCCTTTACCTACTAGAGCTTCATAAGCAAACTGACCAAATAACTCCGCAGGGCTTGCATTAGCATTATTGGCTAGATTAATTGCAGTCTGACTTACACCCCTTTGGTTAAACTCAGCCATCTGTTGAGGACTAAACGACTGCTTGATGAAATTACCAATTCCTTCTGACAGTCCACTTTGGGTTGCTTTGATACGGGAGACTGTCTGTACTCGCTGAATTGCATTGTCTAATGCAGTACCCTTAAGGTCAGGATTTTCTCTCTTAGCAATTTCTTCAGCTTTAGCACGGTTCAAGTAGAACTGTGTTTCAGGACTACGTTGTAAGTTATTCACTAAGTTCTGAGATAGACGCTGTAGCCCTTGGATACCTCCAACGGTTCCACGTAAGAACGGGATAGACCCGCCTGCTTCTTCAATACCTCTAAAGAGTCTAGGGTTTTCTTGTGCTAACTCACCGATAGCTTGGGGAATACCTGTGGATTCAAAGGCCCGTCCTGCAGGTTCTGCAATAAAATCAGGAACACCGGGTGTCACGGCACTAAAAAGTGTACCTAAGGGCTTACCAATCAGAGCATTGCCGACACCTAAGGCCACTTCCAGTGGGTTTCTACGCACACGGGGATCACTTGATCCATATTGAGACCCAATGCGGTATAAATCTGATGGAATATTAGTAAATGCGCTTAGTATTCCTGACCCCATCTCCCGTGTATTACGGCTTATAAAGTTATCACCAAAAACTTTATCAGTTACCTGCTCTGGGAATAGCGTAGGGTTACTTGCAATTCTGTCTAATGCGTTAGCCATTATTCTTCCCCAAGTTCCAAGGCTTCACTAATATCATTAGCAGTCACACCGCCAATCGCTGTTGTTCCGATATTTGGGTTCTGAGATGCTTTTTTAACGGCTTCTACACCACCTGCTTTGGCAATAAGTTTCTTAGCCGATGCAATAGCTTTTCTATCGGCTATATAACGAGCACCACCCGTACCTACAAATAGCAAAGCAGTCCAAGGAGCACTTGCCATAGTAAATAAATTGATAGCCCCTGCAAGACCTTTAGCACTAAAGTCAAAACGACCTAAAGTATTGAGTAACCGTTGAGAGGCAGTCCCGGAGGCCATCTGCTGTAGCACCGCTTGCTCTTCTGGTGTAAAGTATTTCATCTGGCGACTGTTCTTAAGCAGACTTTCGGCAACCTTACGGTAGGCATCAGTGCGCTTACCTACTTTAATGTCAACCTTATTAAATGCGTCCTCAATAGCTTCTGAGTTTCTATAGCGACGATTAGCTTCTCTGGCAATCTGAAGTTGAGGGATTTGACCTTTGGCTAGTGAGTTTTCAATAACATCATCAAACTCATTAATCATCTGTCTAACGATATAACCATCTGTTTTATCTTCAGCCAGTTTAAATAATCGTCTTCTTGCTCGCTCAGACTGACCTAAAGACATTCCTTTGGTGGTTAGCCCTTGTAAAACATTTTTGGCTTTATCAACAGCCGTTGTAGTCCCGGGAGTGGTAATATAGTAGGCTTCATCAGCAATCTTAGAAGCCCTTCGGAAAATCTCTTGTGCTTCTCCGGGGCCAATAGCAAAGTTTGTTTGATCGACAGCCTCATAGGCGGCATCTTTAATCGACTTTAAACGATCTAAATCGGGTGATCTGGATTGAGCTTGAATCTGTCTGTTGAGTTTAGTATTCCCTAGTAACCCTACAGCTTTTTCCAAAGGAGCACCTATGATAACACCTACGCCTCCGCCGACAAGTCCTTGCTGTAGTCGATCTAAAACGTCACCTTCAGCCGCACCGGCTCCATACAATGCACCACCCGTGCCGCCCCTAACAGCACCACGCACCATAGGTGTTGCCTTAGCAAGAATCTGAGGTGTCTTAAGAATACCTGCGGGTGAAACTAAAGCTCCTGCAAGCTCTTGTGCTAGGGCTGACTTTGGATTCTCTTCCGCATAGGTTTTCATTTCATTTCTAATAAGCTCAAGATTCTGTGCATAGCTTTGGTCGCCAAAGAGTGACCTGAGACCTGCCTCCATTTCATCAGCAGTTGCAAAGGTAGCTCCTTGGAGAAAGTTACGAACCATTGCTTTAGCCTGAGCAGGATCAGAGGATACCGATGGGTCAGCTTGCATCATCATTGTGTCAGGATCAACCATCTCTGGGGTAGGTTCTTGTTGTAATACCGGAGAAGGTTTAGGTGGTTCTGCAGGTTGCTCAGGGGTTACTTGTGGTTGTTTTTGTAGAGCAAGCCTAGCTCGTGCGAGGGCTATTGCCTGTTCTTTTGTCACTTGTAAGCCTCCATGAGAGCTTGTTTAGTTGCATCATCTAAAGTAGGCCATCCTTGCTGAATATCTTCTGGCAGTACAGATATATCAAACTCAGGTTCTTCTGCAGGTTCCAAAGGAGTATAAGAACCGTCAGGATTACGTGTGGCAGTACGGAAGGGTATCAAGTCACCTAGACCCTCTTGAATCAATTGCTCGTCAGACAAGTCATTTGCGACTGCTTCTACAGCAGAGCGATAGACATCCTTAACTTTATTAAGACCTGCTATTAACTGCTCAGAAGTCATATTTGGATTCAATGGGGTAATCGAACTCTGCAGTGCATAGAGTTCCTGAAGGGCGACCTGACCAAGAGCACCACCAGTGGGTGATTCGTCACGCATCTTTTGAAGTCTGTCGAAACCTATGTTTGCCCTGATGGTTGTCAGTTGCTCTGTTAGGGCTAATCGGCTTGTTTCAGCACTAATGATGCCACCTGAGAGTCTCCCAAGTTGCTCAATGAATGCACCCCCTTTGCCTGTGGCCCAGTTATCAGGGTCTTCAGCAATCTCAATGGCTAGGTCAATGGAAGGAGCCACAATCTGATTAAATTTAGTAGCCTTACCACGCTTACCGGCTCTAACGGATTCTACCGACTTTTCTAATTCTTTAGCCTGAGGAGAGCCGGGGATAGGCTCCATAGATATTATTGGGCGATTCTGGGCATCTGTATTAACAACAACATGGTAGCCTTGAGGAATCGTTCCCATCTGTGGAAGGTTGCCTCCCGCAATCTTTTTAATCTCTTGAGTAGCGACGTTTTTTTGGTATTGTGTACCTAAGGGCAACCCAAGGGCTGTCTTTTCATCATCTGTTAAGATTTCATACTTAGTCTGAGGCTTTCTCTGTCGAGCGTCAAACAGAACAGCGGCTTTATTTGTCTCTGGATCAACATTAACCAGAACATCCCCAACCTTGATTGGTTCTTTGGCTTTTCTAACAGCTTCAATGGCATCCTTTGGACTCATTGCCCCGCTTGCGACCAATTGACCTAACTCAGGGTTTTGTGCAGTTACGAACTCTACAGCGGCACTTTGGGCACGTTGTGCTTGAGCTTTCTCTTGCTCTGCTTGACGCAATACCTGTGCTTGCTGTGTGGCCGCTAGGGCTGATTCAGTCATGCCTTGTTCTTGAAACCTTTGGGCCGCTTCAGCAAAGTAACCTGAGGTTCCCATAGGAGCCTGAATGCCTTGTGCTATGGCTTGCCTTTGACGTGCCTGAGTAACTCTAGGGTCTTCTCTGCCAAACGCTTGCCCTATTGCACGTCCAAGGCCAAATCCAACTTTAGCCTCAGGGCTCCGCATTTGAGCCATTCGGAGTTGTTCTTCTTGACGAATCTGTTGAAGAATCTGAGCAGGAGTTGCACCGAATAATGATAATACTTGATTTCTTCTAGCCATTACCCTCTCCTTGCCGCCGCGGCCGCCGCCGATGCACGTTCCGATTGTGTTGATGACTGACCAGAGCCGTACGGGTTATTTGTAGTAGTAGGCCGTCCATCGCCTTCAGAACCAAAACCTCCTAAGCCTTCAAAAAGGTTACTGAAGAAGTCCCCTTGTCCTTGACTACGTGCTTGTGAAGAACTAAACAGATACTCATAAGGACTCATTTGAATTCTAGCCGCCCCAAACTCTGCGGCAGACCTTGCAGTTTCTGCATCAATACCCAATGCAATCAACTGACGCTCCATCTCAGAAATTGACATACCAGACTGTAGCATTCCCTGAGCAAGCTGACCAAGCTGTCGTGCTGCCCCTAGGGCTTGCTCACGAGATCCTGCGGCAAGTTTAGCAAGCGTCTGTTGCTGTGCTGTTCCCAAACCAAATACATCAGGCTGAACCATACCAGAGTCTACACCGGCACCCACGCCTTCACCTGCAAGCTGTAGACCTAAACGTCCAGTACCAAACATTCCCTGACGCAGACGTTCTTCTTGTCTTTCAAACTCAGGTTGAAGTAGGCCAACTTGTTCTTCAAAAATTTCTCTTTCACGCTGTCTGGGATCAAAAGCGGCTAGTTGTTGAAAAAGTCCTCCTGCACCACCTAAAGCAGACCCTAGGATATTCTGATACGCAGGAGCAAGAGCAACACCGTACTCACCTGCCTTAGGGTCTAAAGCGGCTACACCGGATGTTGTACCGACAGTGACAGGCCTAAACCGTATGTCCCCTGCTAACTCAGCCGCTTTATCAATTGCTTCTCTGGCTGAACCTGCGCCGTAATCTCCAAAGAGACCACCTCCTAGAAACTGTTGACCAAGTGCGGCACCTAGTTGACCAAACGCGGGGTTAATACTAGACCCTAGTGCCCCACCGATGATTCCTCCAAGTCCTCCAAGCATTTTAGTGCTCCCTTACTGTTTAATAATGTAATTCAGCACTAACGTAGGCTGAATAATGTTGTGTGCGGATGATGCGTCTGCGGCGGCTATAGTGTCTATGGTGATGCCTGTAGTAGCTGTGTTAGTTGATTTTGTATCGGTACCCTGCCCTTCAGTCGTGCTTCTAACTCTATTGAATGGTGCCTCTGAGGCTGACTGCGGAGAAGTAGTTATGCTGTGAGAGTGGCCCGGATCAGTTAATGTATGACTGTGACCTTTTTCACCAGACTCAGCACTTGTTAATAAATGAGTATTTTCACCACCGGCAGAACCAAGAATAGCCCCATCAAATGCAAATGTCAGTGCAGTGTCATCTGTAATAGTTACTGCAGAGGACAGTACAATATCTGTTTGGCTATTAATTTTAACAACTGTAACTTCACTAGAAATTCCTGTGCCAGTTACTTTCATGCCAAGGACAATTGTACCGCTATTACCATCTACAAGAATGTTTGTAGCACTTGTAAATGATCCATTGGAATCTGCGGTAGCTGTAGATGCTCCATTGTCACCTGTTAGACGAGAAGCCGCAGAGCCTCCCATGTCGTCAACACCGGCAATGGTGCGTCCACGGAGATCAGGAAGGTTAAAGGTAGTTGATCCATCACCAGTACCGTAAGTAGTTCCAATGGCTGTAAACAGTGCCGCATACGTTGTACGACTGACTGCCTGACCATAACACAAGAACCACCCAGAGGGTGCTGAAGTTCCTGCAAACGGTGCAAGCATTCCTGATGGAATAGTTACCAATGCCCCTACAGCATCCTGTACAAACGCTGTGGTTGCTAATTGTGTTGTATCAGTTCCTGAGGTTGCCGTAGGAGCCGCAGGAGTTCCTGTAAATGTTGGAGAAGCAATATCAGCTTTACTATTGACTGCTGTCTCAATTGCTACAAACTCAGCATTGATTTCTGCACCTTTGATAATCTTATTGGCGTTTCCACTGGCAAGATTATCTTTAGTTGCAAAATTGGTTAGTTGCGTATAGTTACTCATTAAAGAATCCTACCTTGTTTTACGTATACATCCAATTTTTGAATTGATATTTCTGCACCATCAAGGTTAGCTTCAAAACCAACCTGAAGGATACTGCCTGATCCTGACCCCGGAAGTCTTACAATATCTGAAATAGTTCCACTTGTGTACTCTGCAGGAGTGGGATCATCTGGCGTGGTTGCTCCATTTGCCCCAAACTCAGCAATTCCGTATTCTGCAATAGCTAGGTCTTCTAGTACTGCAGGGTATGATGTATAGTCATCAGAGTAATCAAAAGCAGATTTAAAAATAAATGACTCACCTACTCCACCGATAACTGTAGTAGCAATACGTTTTAGAATTTTAGTTGTTGACGAGTTGCCAAAGTCAAAGTAATTAGTAAAGTACTGAAAGGTATATCTTGAGGAATTGTCTGTATAGCCAAAGTACTCCGCAAGCCCATCAGTTTGAGTAAAGTAAACAGAGTTTGCTAAAGATAACATATTGGTTTGATTTTGAGTATCCCAAACGGTAACTCTAAGGGAACCATCTTGCAACGGAGCACGAGTATCAAAACAATATACCTGAGTAACACTTGGGAACAACAAAAGATAGAATGCGTTATCTTCAGAATATACAGATTTTATATCTGCTGTAGTTTCTGATGCAGTGAGATCTACAATATCATCTCTAACGTTTTTAGACAAATCACGCATTGGCAGTGATTTTTCTTGGATAACACGCCCAAGGCTTCTTAGGCCATCTTCAGACAAAAAGAAAATATCAATACCTGTGTTTTGTATACTGTCTCTAGCAACACAACCAACACGACTAATGACTTCTACAAGTCTTAATGTAGCAGGATCAAAAGATGCGTCAGCAGAACCGTCAGCAAATACTACAATGTTACGTTTACAGAATACAATAAACTGACCGTTTTGAGCACCAAAGCCTACAATCTCGTCTGTGCCGTTTACAAGTATTGCTGAAAGGTCTATTGAACCTGCAGAACCTGTGTTCCAATCTGCACCATCTAACAGATCAGACCAGTAAACAGTCATTTTATTATAGTATGAACTATCGCTAGGGTCTTGAATGTCTGCAGTCCACAAGCGTCCATAGGCAGACATAACAGTATTACCCGGGGGTGCCTGAGTAGTTCCATTGATACTACGGCCACTGTAGGAGCTTTCGTCTTCTACGTCAGTAATAGTTCCTGCAACTGGATCATAAACCATTGGCTTGTAGCCACGTTGAAAATAATACGCTTTATCGTTAAGTGTTACACACTGCCAGTTGCCTTCAGTAAACGTATTATCAGATGTAGGAGTAATCTCAGTAAGTGTTGTAGTGCCCTTATAAAACTTTGTCGCAGACCACGATAGAATGGTCTCAGTGCCTTCAATATCAATAAACCGATGGGCACCTAATAGATTGACTCCAGAGCCGCCTGTGGAGGTTACATAACGCCAACCTTTACGAGCACCTAAGCGTCCATATTTATCAATAATGCAGTTATTAGCAGTCAGTGCAAAACCACTTTCAAGGGTAATACCGGACTCTTGGGTGTTTAATCCAAAGAACCCCGGTGCGGCAATACTGAGTGCTTGTAACGGTCTAGCCATCTATACAACCCATTCTAGTTCTTCAGTGTGCCTTTGGGCATCTTGAGCAATTGCATCGTTTAACACACGAGTAGCAGTAGCGTAAGCTGATGTACTAGCAACTCCACCGTCTTCGCCTCGCTCTTCAATTGCTTTAGCGTATGCAAGTAACGAAACAGGCAAAGATGGGACAGTCAGTTTATCTGTACCTGCAGATAGATCACCAGTACGTTGAATAATGTTAAAGTAAATTGTGTAGATTGTATCAGGTTTAGGATATACATCAACTAATGTGTCTCCATCAGCAGAAACACCATTAAAATTGTAGTATCTTGGGTTGCCGCTAGCGGGGGTTTGGTTGAGATAAAACTGGTTAAAATCGTGTTGAGTACGGTATTCCATAAAGAAATCACCGGAATCGTTAACAACATCCATGACGCTAAAGTTATTACCAGTTCCGTTAAGTTCGTAGTTGAACACACCAGAAGTTGTCGTTAGCGTTAATGTTTGACGTAACGCAGACCAGTTCCAAGCGTTTTCTACTTCGGTTTTAGCGTCATTGATTAAAACACTAATTAACGTAGAGTACGTAGTTTCATCTATTGTTGCTACGGTACGCTCTCGTAAGCGTTTCAAAACATTATTGACAAGTTCTAAATATGTCATGAGAATACCTTAGAGTACATATGTACTATTATAGCACATTTTTGGTCAAATGTCAAGTCTACCATTTTTTGCATGACCAATAACGGGCTGTGAGTTTACTTGGGGGATTTGTGTCGCACTTATGACGTGCTCTAAAAGACTTCCTACGCTTAGGCTGGTCTTTTTTAATAGTCATGTTAGGATCACCAAAACGTATGGTCTTAATCTTATCGCCTTCTTTGGCAACCACTACGAATTTCTTAGAGCCACCCGGAGTACGCTTAGGTTTGTTGTAGCCTGAGACACCGGCTCGTGCAAGTCTAGGGTCTTTCTTTTTTGCCACATTAGCCTCCTTGGATAATATCGTTGTGTTCAATAACAGATACAATCAACGTCATTGACTGTGTTGCACTGGCGGTAATTGTCTGTCCTGCGTCAATAAATACAAAGGTATTTTCATGACCACCGATATCTTTAAAGTCTTTGGATGATATAGCGTAATCCTCTAGTAACACTAAACCATTGACAGACATATCAACAGTCCCATTAGAACCAGATACGTTTGTAATATACGCATGAACCCATTCAGCTTTTTTACCTGTAGGGACAGTATAGATTGCCGTAGGTGTTGCCGTTAGTGTGGCTCCAAAAGACTTTCTAATGCTCATTTCCTACGTTTCCCTGAGGCTGTTACCTTGTGCTTGATCCGGGCAGGGCCTGTCTTCCTGCGTGTGCTTGATGCCTTCTCTGCTTTGGTCATCTTTGCCGCTACCGCTTTGGGTCTGCAAGAAGGATAAGGTCTCTTCGATCCCCCTTTGGCACTCTTTCGACCACACGGCTTTCCGGTCTTTAGGTCTACCCATTCTTCCTTAAACCACTTCTTAAGGGCCGCGCCTTTCTTACTTTTTCTTACGGCCACTTTTGTTTCCCCAGTTCTTAGCACCAACCTTTCGGCACTTTGCTACAGCACCTGAAGCGTATGCTGAAGGCCAAACCTTGTAACGGGCTTTGACCTTACGAGCACAGGCATCATTTGCTTTTTTTGGTTTTGCTTTTGCCACGCTTGAGTTTCCTTAAGTCTGCTCCGGTAATCTTATTACGAGGAGGGGCCACTGCCGCTAGTTTTTTTTGTTTCGGACTGTACTTAGAATATGGCATTATCCTTTAGCCCTCTTTTTAGCAGTTTTTGATAGCTCACTCATATGGTACAGATACTTACTATTTTTAGTATGTCGAGCACCTGACATAGGCCGCCCTTTAGCATCTTTGTGCGTAGCTCCTTTATGCTCTGTACCGTCCCTAAAATAATGCTTGACACCTTTAGCCATGCTTACCTCTTCCGTTTTGTTGGCTTAGTCATGCGAGGATATTTTGTCCCCGGCGTACCTGTTTTCTTTTTAGTGGTAGACTTTTTTTTCATTTTGTATCCCATTCCATATCCCGGCATTATTTTTTCCCCATCATATCCATAATTCCTTTACCGGCTTTGACACCAAAGGAGGCTAGTACAATTACCATGAGTATCTCATGATACCAAGTTGGCAAAGTTGCCAATGCGTTGAATCCCGCTTGAATGTGTGGAACCATCTCTGGTATAAACACAAGTATCAACGGGATGCTGAATACTATTGTGAGCCACTCGTCCTTCCACGAGT